TATGCGTAAATCGCTCACCCTGTCACTTAACCAAAAAGAAGCTGTCTGTGTTCCTGAATCTGGGTATTCAACATCAGTAAGTTTGATTCTTTCTGTCGCCGGTGCTTCGCCAGTCTCGCTCCACTGAGGAAACGGCTCTGTGTAATTTGAAGCACTATCAGTTATTATTATTGGACCTACCTCTAAAGCACCTACAGCGTCAGCAGAATGGGAGTAAATTAAAATATGCCTATCGGTAGCAACTGTCCAATCAGTGTTAAGGGTTAGGTGTATCGGAGTCCATGAGGATAAATCCATCTCGCCAATGTCAGCGTCAACATAATCATCCGGTGTTGCTCTTAGTCTCATGCGAGCAAGGGAGGATAGGTTTCCTTTTAACCACACAGTAATACACACTGTACTATCGCTGTCAAATGTCATTCCAGTTGGTATGGGATAATAAAGATAGCCATTGCTTGATGTGGACGCAAAGTCGTATCGCCATGAATCAGGACAGCCAGTACAGCCAAAGCCGTCTTCGATATAAGTGCCTGTCATTGGATAACCATCAGCTACACTCCACCCACTACCGTCACTTACTGGCGTAGCTGGGTTAGCGTGATTCGTGCCAGAGCCATCAGAGAACATCTGCATTGTTCCAGCAGAAGTCTTAATCTGTCTTGACGCATCATTCTCAAACACCCTCATCTTGCCGTCCATAAGATAGTCATCCCACACATAATGGGCTTCCGTGTCTGAATTAACTTCTGACTTTTCATACCTGCCAGTTAAATCGTGTGTTGCAGCGTCAGGAACGGGTCGCCACGCACATTCAGTTTTAGAACCATAGCCGGGAGTAAACCTGACCTTAGCTCTATCTTGTTTCCACTGGTGCAACTTCCTGCGTGTTTCGCCTGTTAAAAAATCACACTTTAATGTTATTTTCTGTCGCAGTACCCTGTTGATACCGCCTCTTGAGCCGTCAATATATTCATACTCATAATCCAAATCCTCTACACCTTGAGCAGATGGGATAGCACATGGCTCACCATTGCCATCAATAAGTTTTATCTCATCATGAAACCCAGCTTCACTGCTACCTGTGGTATAGTCTAATCCCTCAGAATCTTCTAAAGTCTCAGTTCTCACTAAGGTAAATAAAGGAGTTGGATTATTAGCACTCACTACATTACTCTCCTGTTGTATTCTCTTGTCATTCTACTTACTGTCCTTGCCATACCAACACTATCGCTTGCCGATTGCGGTCTTGCTATATTAAAGTTAACCATCATTGGTGAGCCACCGCCAATAGGCTGTATGCCCATAGCTGAACTAGACTCACTTGAAGAAAGGAATCTCTCTAGGCGTTGCATTGTGTTTCTTTTAATAACACCCTCACCTGGCATACCTATAAACGGAACAGAATCAAGTCCAGCTTGACCCGTACTTGGAATCATCATTCCAGCAGCAGCTTTAGGTAGACTGCCACCCTTTGCCATCGGTAGTTCTCCACCCTGAGCAAAAGTAAAGCCAGTAATATGTGTGAGAGCTTTCATCACCAACATCTTAACAATAATTTGTGTTATGTCGGCAATGATAGCTTCTTTCATTCGAGAAAAGGCTTCTTTCATGCTCTGTGTACCTGCGGCAATATCAGCCATGCCCCTACCTATATTGTCACCGATTGCATTGCCTATTTTTTCGGTTGCTTTCTCCCAGTCAGCCATTCCCTCTTTGGTGTCTTTTGTTTTATCGCCAAGCTCGTCCATTAGTTGCTTGAGATACTCCAGTATTTCGGCAGGAAGCCCAACGCCCTGAACCATGGCCTCATATAGGCTATCTATCCTCTCTTGTGACACGCCTACCGACTTGGCGTATCCCTCCATCTCTACTCTCAACTTAGCCATATCCACTGTAGGGTCTTTAACAAACCAGTCGCTACCAGCAAGAAGATTGAATTTATCTCTTAGGGATTCGAGCTGCTCTTCTAGCTGCGTTAATCCTTCGACTTTAACTGGCTTTTTTTTGAGCTTATCAATTTCCGTCTGCATTGATATGAGCTTTTGTTTTACTCTTTCTATTCCGGCTTCTATTTCTTCTGCTGAACCGTCTCCCAATAAGCCAACTATTTCAGCAAGCGTTTTTCCTTTTTGAGTCGGCACTGCCTTCTCGTATTCTGCTACTGCTCTTGAAATCATAGCAACTAGTTTATTAGACAGCTCGGCTGGATTTACATCATCCATGCCAAGCGCTGCGCCATCCCATACAAGTTTGGATATATCAATACCCAGGCCGCTAGCTACTGTCTTGATGTTGGCGTTATTAAACCCAACCTCTAGTTCAGCTAGTAGGGCTGTGACGGCTTCGCTCGGCTTGGTGCTTCCTGTTGCTACAATAGAATCCCACAGCACGGCATATCTGCGACTTAGTCGCCCAGTGAACTTCTTGAAGGCTTTTTCGTAACCATCAAACCCCATCTTGCCGGATGCCCACAATTTATTAAATTCATCTATTCTCCGCAGAACTGATATTCCGTCTTTGGAAGCAAGGGCTAAGGCCATCTTGTCTTTTTTAAGTATTGACTGTATCTCTGCTTCAATGGCTTTGTCTCTTAGGGCTTGTTGCTCTGAGTAATATTTCTCAGAAGCAGCGTTCATGTCTGCGTGGAAGCTCTCTGATGCCGCCTTCATGTCAGACAGACCGAGTGTGTGGAGTGACCACATATTATCCCAGAAAGACCTGTCGTCAGCTGTGAACTGTTCTAAAAACCTAGCATTCGTGCCTATGATTTCTTTGCCTATATTTTTGAAACCATTATGCATTTTATCTAGCCACAACTCTGCCTTTGTAGCCGACTCACCAGCCGCTGCTGCGTAGCCAAACGCAGCAGCAACCATGCCGTCAGTCGCATCAAGAAACTCCTCTTTAGCCTTCTTTGCGCCAGCACCAGCACCTAAACCTCTTGACTCCTCTAGTATTTTCTTAAACCTATCATATCTCTCATTGACTACACCTATAGTATCGGCAACCTCAAGATAAGCCTCATTCATATTGCCTATCTTGTTGGTCATTCCGTCCATAGCAGCTACGAATAGCTTTGCACCATCTGTACCTGCTGATTGAGCAGCAAGCAAAGCCCTCACATTGCCGAACAGTTCAGCTAACGCAGTTGATGATTCGTCTCCAGCTTCCGCTAGTTTAATGAATATGTCGGCTAAGCTCATTCCACCAGCGATACCTAGTTTCTGTAATCCCTCCTTAGTTTCTTTTGAACCAGCGATTATAGACTTGAAAAACGACCTTAATGCGGTTGCCGCCTCTGGTGTCTTTAGACCACCCTGAGTAAGCACAGCCATTGCAGCACCAAGCTCATCAAACGAGAACCCTGCCATCCTAGCTAACGGAGTAACCCTACCAAGAGACGCAGCTAATTCAGGCATTGTAGTTAAGCCAAGCCTAATGGTTGTAAATAGAGAATCAGAGTAAGCCTCTGCTTCCTCTGCGGATGCGCCGTATGACCTCAGTGACTGAACGATGAGCTTGGCTGTTATTCCGACACTGGACACACCAGCAACGGCAGCTTTTGAAGCGACTTCTAGTAGGCGAGCAGATTCGGCTGCGTCCGTAAAACCACCAGACACAATGTCGTATTTAGCCTTAGCCATTGCTTCATATGTCTGACCAAATACGAGTGATAGCTCTTGGAGTTCTATGGTTAGAGGTAGTCTGTCGCCACGCTCTCCTGTGATGGTTCTAATCTCGGCAGTCAGTTTGTCTACAGTACCGCCAATTTTAGCTGATTCCTTGTTGGCTCTTATTGCTCCACCAACTACAGCATCAAACGCTTGCTTGGCAATTAAACCGAGAACAACAAATCCTGCCCTTGTGCGCAGGAGGCTGACCATCATTCCGCCAAGACCCTTAGAGCCTTTGTCTGCTCCCTTTTTTATCTTCTTGCCAGCGTCAGCACCTTTTTTGCCCATGTTGTTTAATGAAGTTGATGCTTTCTTGGTAGACGCATTAAGCCTCTGCATATTCTTTTCAGCAGCTTTTAGTTGCTTATTGAATGTGCTGAACATACGGTTAAGGTCTTTGGCATTAACCTTTATGCTGATTTCTGCTTTTTTACTGCCAGCCATTGTTCCTACTTCGCTGAGGCTTTTGCTATAACCTCATAATTAAATGCCAATTCAACAGGGTCTAGTTTTACTAACGCACTAGGCAGACAGCTGTATCTCTGAGCAATCGCATCTAGTATCTCAGCGGTTTTCATTCCTCTAGCACCTCGGAGGATTCTGGAAAAACATCTGCATCAGTTTCTATCGAGTCCATCAACTCACCAAACAAACTACCAAAATCATCGCCCATATCCTCGGCACATATAATGTCGTTATCGGCATCAGTCTTATCACCAAGAGCAGGTGATACCATTGCTATTTTCATATAAGACTTCATGTATGCAATCTGCTTCTTGTAGTTCTGCTTTTCCCAAGGTGTTTGCTCTCCACCCTCAGATAGCATTGCCATAGCATCTGCACCCATTGCGTCCAACGCCATATAGCCTTGAACTTTGCGAACTTCATACTCACTGCCGTTGACAGTAATAACAAACCGATTCTTTTTTAGAATATCACTAACACTCATTTTAGCCTCCAAGCTAAGGGGAGGACTAGCCTCCCCGTTGTGATTATTTACGCAGAAAGAAGAGGAGCAAGAGAAATACCTGTTGCTGTCGCTGTGATTGGGAACTCAGTGAGACCGTCACCTAGACTTGGCATATCGCCAGTCATGCGACAGTTAGCTAATGCTATAGAGCTATGGCCTGAACCGATTATGATTTCCCCAAGAGATGTTCCAGCTAAGTAACTATCCAATGGAGCTGTTGATATAAAGCCAGTATCATCTGACAAATCAACAGTTAGCGATACGCTTATAGAGCGCACCCCTGACTCTACTGGCTGGCTTAAATAAGAAGAACCAACTACAGCTCTGTCTCCACCTGTGTACTGACGCTCACAGTTAATACTTACATTCTTAGCACCAAGGGTAGTCCCACCTACACTTACTGTAGTGAACTCTGATGGCGCAGCTAGATATGCAACAGACGCAGTTCCTTGTGTTGGAGATGTTTCCTTAACTCCCTTTTGTCCAATAAATCCCATTGTTACAGTAGGGTATTCGTAGGGGCTTATTTCCATACCAAAGCTGGTTGCGACAAGACCAGTATAGATATACGCCAAGTCAGCACCAAAAGCGACCTCAGCAGAAATGCTTGTTGTCTCTGGTGCGCCAGTCATTGTGTAGTGATTCATCGTGACGGTGAAAAATGAACTTAATAGCTCATCCATAACTGATGCTTGCTCTGACCAGTTAACAACAATCTCTCCATCAACAAATGTCGGAGCATAATCATTGGTTGCGAGTGGGCTGATTGTCAGGTGCGCTGGCGTTAGCAAATTGCTTGCCTGCTGGAGCGTTGAACTGACACCGAATAAGGTATCGTAGCCTGAGCCGGGGTCTGTACCATAAGTAGACTCTGGGGCTACTATGATACTGCCATTATTTCCTACATACATAGTCATTATTCATCACTCCCTGCTTCGCTCTTTGGAGCGACTTTCTTTGATTTAGTTGCTTTCTTTACCAACTCAATAGCCTTGAGCTTGATAAACGCTTCATTGGTGGACTCAAATTCCTCACCAGAACTCACTAAGCCGACTCCGGGGAGTACGAGTCCAATTTTACTAACATTCTTGTAGAGAGGCATTACCAGTCCACTCCTTGTCTATAGGTGATTGTTATAGGTTGAGCGAACATTCCCATTCCCTCTGCCAATAACATTCCTTCATCTGTTTCACAGTCTCCCCATTTGAAGATTGTGCCAGAACCGATTGCTGTCTGGAAGTCATCTACATAGTTATGTATGCAACTCCTGACATCTTGTAATAGCTTATTCATTTCAAGCTGTATGTTGCCATGTCCCTCTGTGACATAGCCCGTAATGATTATATCAAAATCCATATTGTATTGTCTGTTTGTGAAAGCATCTCCAAATCGCTCCGACCCAGCAGAGACCCACACAACAGGAGTGTCTTTTGCATTATTATCAAGTGGCTCTGTGGTGACAATCGGAGAGGTGTTGTATCCACCTGCTATGCGAATAGTCTCAAGCCTTGCAAATATCAGGCTAAAGATACTGTTCCTCATGTTGTCTGTTATTTTTTGAATAGCCATTTATCTTCCTTCCAATACTGCAACGACTGCATCTTGGAATCTGTTTGTAGCTTTATCCATGATTGCTCTTTGAGCTTGAGCCAAGATGTCCCTCTTTGGTATCTTAACTTCCTTGACCAAGGTAAACTTTGGCTCTGCTGATTTCTTACCAGTTATCAACATAGCAACTTTGCCGTCACCCTTTTTACGCTTCAAGTAAAACACTTTCTTATCCCTAAACTCACGAGGAGTCATCTGAACGCCCGGCAGTGGAATCCACATATAGTTGCCACTTGTTATTCTGCCTCCATACTCATGAATACCTGCGTACTTATGCGCTCCTGCACCCCTTGTTCCAATAACTGTATCGCCTTGCCTTTTGACGCTATCCTTAAATGCCTTCTTTAAGTCACCCGACCTAATACCAAGCCTGTCACGGCTTCTGTTTTTTGAATAGCCACCCTTGTTGGGTATCATTTTGCCTTGATGTTCTTTCTTGAAATCCCCAAGCACAATGCCCATTGTTTTTACTAAGCGACTCATGACTTGTTTCTGTGTCGCCCCGCTATCAATACCCCTAGACAGTAAACCAGCGGAAGGTCGTATTAGCTTAATTTCAGCAAAAGCCTTCATCGCATTATCCTATACTTTCTCCAAGCATCTTCAACTGAACTCACAATGCCACTCTGTGCATAGCTTACACTGTGACCCTCAAACGACTCACTGCTTATACCTGCACCACGACCACTCAGGCGATTGTTCTCAACCTGCATTTGCTCCAGTGCTGCCAGAACAATGTCACCGGGAATTGTAGCCCAGCCACCAGTGTATGTTACTTTAACATTCTCCTCATCTACACTTATAGGAGTTGCTACACTGTGCATTGAAATGCGACCTACAGTATCAAGCGAGAAGTCATCACTGTCGTATGTGGTAGAAGCCACTCCGTTCTCAAGGAAGATTACACTTGCTACTGCCGAAGCATAACTGTGCAACCATATAACGCTCGTACCATCACCACGCATGGTTTCAATAACCGATGCACTGTTTAATACGGTACGCTCTGTGTATTTGAGAAACTTCTCACTGACAGAGTTAATTAAAAGTGTTGCAGTTGTATCATTGTCTAAATTCAGAACCGCCTTAACATCCTCTATAGCTACAATAGGGTCTGAGGTTAATGCTATTGCCATATCTTAACTCCCTGTAATCGGACTGCGAACATCAATAATAAACGCTTCCAAGTAATCTACTTTTGCTGATTGATTCTCAAGTTTAACCTGTGCGTCATACTCACCAGAAGCACTTATCTCTGCTGATGTGGGCGTGTAGGTAAATGTACCTGCCACCGCTGACACTATAGTGCATGCACTGTCATCTATCTTTACCGTTGCTCCAAGTTTGGCTGAGATGGTCACAGTCAGGTTAGTTAAATTATAGACTACGCCATCGCTGTCCTTGGCGGTAAACTCAAGAGTCCTGCCGTCAGCTCCAATGTAAGTAACTATTACTTGTTTTGATTCTCTCATTAGCTACCGCCTCCTGAGTTTGGTTCTCCATAAACCGGGATGTAGATACAGCCTTCGCAAATTGTTGTTGTTTCTGTATCCAGGTCTCCGTTTATGGGACTGAACTTAACCGTGAAATTACAATCTTGTCCCTGCATTTGTGGCGGTGTGTCAGCAGCAACGCTGACATGAGTTTTTGTGTATTCACTGTCGCACCAGAAATGTATATTATCTGCTGTTTTGCCACTGCCCCATTCTATTACACACCACACTCTGCACACTCCACTCGTTGTGCAGTTTATTTGCAAAAGACCTGTGCCGCCAAGTCCTTCCGGTGCGGATGACGCATAGGTCCAACTCAATATCGATGCTTCTCCTGCGCCAATAGCATCACCTGCTGAAGCAACAATCAGTTCACCTGCGCCAGCAAGCAGGGGTGCGCTTGCATCGCGTCTCAAAACTGTCGTGTTCCCTGCTCCGGCCAACAAATCCATCATTTATCCTTTTATTATCGGAGCAGAGCGTGAACTCTGCCCCGACATGGCGTACACCATTTACCGTGTGGAGGCGACACGGTTAACTTATGCTCTACGCATCAATAGTTGCTTTACTCCATTGATTTGGTTGCATAATTTCGTAATCACAGTGAGTGAATACTCGCATCCAAGTCTCGTTGGCTGTCCAACCAGTAGTTGCATAAGGGTTAAAGTCAACACTCATTTGACCGCTATTCGCAACCAGAATGTCTTTCAAGTTACCAAGAGCGATAAAGCCAGACATTTGTGGATGTGTGACAATTTCGTATCCATAGATTCTCGCAGGTTGCTCGTTAGCCGGGTCTGAGAACGAGAAGCCTGGAGTGGTTAGAATAGCACCAGAAGCTATAAGTCCCAAATACTCACCTTGAGTCATTAGGATTTGGTTTTCAGCAGGGTTGCCAGAAGGAGCGTAGTCAACGATACATTCACCCAAGAAGGCAGCAACATCGTCAAACCCTAGGGTTGTAATAGCTGTCTGGTCATTAGTAGCCAGACCGCCATTAAGCAAACCATCAGTAGGTTCTGCGTTCTCTAAATCACCAGCAAGGATTGCGGTTTCTTTTGCAAGCAAAATGGAACGAGCCATTCTTGCCGACATGATACCACCAAAGCCAATATCAGGTGAATCAAGAAGCTCGTTAGCAATCTTGACATAAGAACCAAGCAATGCAGGGGTCAGTGTTGCTTGCGCAAATGTTGACTCGTCCTCGTCCATTGCAACACCCTGTCCAGTTGCTCGCCATGTAGCGATAGGCAACAGGAGGTCTTTATTGACTTTTAAGGTAGTCCCGGCAGGAACAGTTATCTGAGTGGTTCTTGGCAGAATGTTTCCATACGCATCGCCAATCCCAAATATCTCTTTTGCCAGAATGTCGTCTACCAAATAACCAGCAGTGGCATCAGTAGTAGTGGTGTAGTCAGCAACAGCTTTCTCATTAAAGCCAGCGGAGGTTTTGTTTGTCTTGTTGTGCTTAAACGCCTTGCTGATAAACTTTGACATCTCATGCTCAAAGTCCTGTGCACCTGACTTGCCATGCTCTGCTTCCAAATAAGCTCGCATCTCAACTACATCTTTTACTACTTGAGCATTGGATGTTTGTAGCTCTGAGAGGCTCTTTTCAACTTCTATTACAGACTTGGTTGATTCATCAACCTTGCCTACAGCTTTCTCGATTTGTTCAACGGCTTCGTTAAGCGCATTGTCTTTTGTTTCTTCACTCATTTTGAGTTATCCTTTTCAGGTTAAATTATTCTTATCTTATCTATCAGAAGTCAATCGCTGTAGGGCTGTTGCCAACCTACCCAAGACTTCATTTTCATCGGACTGCATCTCTTGCACAGCCTCAATAACTTCAACATTCTTTTCCTCTGAGTAGCTCATTGCTGACTCAATAGCCTTCAACCGTGCCTCAAGTTCGTCACGATAGAAACTCAACTCAGCTTGCAACTCCTCAACTTCTTTATTCTCTGCATGTTCATCTTTAACCAAGTTTGGATTGGCACTCAGAAACGACTTTGCAAAAGTGCTACTGTCTGCATTGGCAGGAACATTCACAACAGACACCTCATGTAGAGATGCTTCAAATATTTCCACACCACCAGCCCATTTGTCGCTATCATCACGCCACGCCCACTTGTCACCAACTGTCATAAAGCCAACGCTCCACTGGTCAAGGAATCCTCGTTCCATCTTACCGGCGATGCCAGCAGCAAACTCATCATCTACATCAAACACATACGCCATGTGTAGAGCGTCATTGCCTTTGAATTTATCTATATAGGCTTTGCCTTTACCGATAGCTGGAATGTGGTGTTCGTGTCCCCACAAGATACGGCCATGCTTGTTGAATTTATCAAGCACCCAGCCTTTACCTTTATCATTTTTACCTTGATGGATTATGTCGTTATCCAAATCAACACTAGCAGTTGAAACCAGAGCAGTGCCTTCTTTTGGTTTACTGCCACCTGATTTTGTGTCAATCAGTTTACTGCCCAGCATTTGTCCATCTTTTAATTCAATTAGAGACATAATCACTCCTTCTCGATGTCTATGCCTAAGTCGAGGAGCTGTAACTGGAATCCTGTTTCGGAAACCATATCAGCCAGCTCATTCAAGTACGCATTTGTACCGTTAATTACCTTGTTATAGGTGTCTTTTCTTGCCTTGTCGTCAAGTGTGTCGACTTGACTGTCAACCAAATTGTTAACTATGTCAGGAAACAAGCCCTGCCACTTATCAATATCCGTAATTGTAACTGCACTTTTCAGCTCATCCCATGTAGCATCAGTAACATCTTTGTCACTTACGCACACAAGTGCCTTGATACAGCCCTCAAGCATTACTCTGCTTGCGAATTGCCCTACAATATCATCTAGTTTTTCTTGATTATATCCGTTTGATTTTTGATTCAGCAGTTCCCTACGCAATAGCCCTTTGTATTTCTTGGATACTCCAGCTATTCTGCGATTACATGGTATGCTGATGCTTGGATGCTTTACTCTGTCAAGTGGTAAAATAGGAAGCGACTCGCCTACTGGCTCTATTGTCTGTTGTTGAGATTCACTCGGAATCCCCGTTTTATGTATAGGGATTTCAGAGGGAGTCACTTCGCTATTCTGTTTGATAGCTTTAGCTGGAGGTTGCTGGTTGCTATCGTTTGACCCAGCTAATATAGCTATATGTTCGCCTTCCGCAAGGACAGACATTGGAGCCATGTTAACAGGCATCAGACAATCTTCACTTGCAATGACGTTATTCACATCAAAGCCTAAGTTTAACCTACGATTTAGTTCAACCATAGGGACACCCATTTGATAGAAAGTCTTTGCAGTATCCTTCCTCTCGGAGAGGTAGTCCTGTAGAGCGTCTATGGCTCGTATATCAAACCGTACATACACGCCATGTCTGTTTGCGAAGTACTTGTCAAAGCTATTTTCAAGCCCTCTAAGGAAAGGAAGCAATGTCTGCAACCAATATATCTTCATGTAGCCTCTGAATGTAGAATAATTACTTTCATTGGCTTGACCTATCAAGGTCGGGGACATGCCATACACTTGACAGATTGTTTCAACTGCCGGCTGTCTTAATGTCAGCAACTCAACATCAGCTTTAGTAAAACTAGGAGGAATTATCTCAAGACCACCGTGAAGTAAAATATCATTTGGGGTTTGCCCAGTACCTCGGTGTCTGTTTTGTAATTTACCTAGCAACTGGTCGTGCTGGTCGCCAGTAAGTTCTTGTGCCGTCTTATATACAATGCCCGACTCACCGCCACGAGCTGTGATGCTTGAGTGAACGCTGTCTGTCTGCCTGGCTATATTCATTGAGTCAACAGCAGCAGTTAGTGGTGCTTGACCTCGATACGGGTCATACGGAGATGGCAACCTATGAAATAATATCTCAGATGGTAGCTTGACAAAATCTCGGTGTTCTTTTTGATAATGCCAGCCAACTAAATTATCTGTCTTGGTATCTATAATTTCTGACCAATTATTGCTATCATAATGTGAATACATCTTAGTTGGGCTTTGGGCATCATCGAACACTGCCATCATGTCGCCACGAAGCAAAGCCATAATAACTATCTGTTGCAAAAACTGCTCTTGGCTTGTCCATCCGTTAGGTTGCTCAAATAATCCCTGTATGGGTGTGGTCATGCCACTGTTCATGTCATCTGGGTCCCGCAAGAACAGCAATGGCACACTTGAGATGTCTACAGCTTGTCTTCGCATACACGCATAGGCAGTTGCACTTGATTTGTAAGCACCGCCCACGCCACCACCAGACAGATTGCTATACGGCATCTCTTGCCCGGTTAGAAACATACTGTCTAAATCAAAGGATTTCCCTACCATTCTGCGTAGAGTTCTTTGAATAAAATTAGGCTTCTTCATATCTACCTTCTGTTAGACCATGTGTCTAAAGTCGTCTAGCTTAGACATCTAAAATGTCTAAATTACATTATAAAAACACCGGGTTTTGGCGCACGAAGACCTTCTCTTGCAAACCAACTTGCCATTAGCCTGTCTCCGTAGTGTGCGTCTGGACTCCATCGGAACATCTCCTCGTACCATGATTTACATTCAAGGTGTTCCGGCACAGCCCAGCGTCCCATTTCAAAATCTACCGCCAATGAAGGTATACCATATTCAGTATCCCTCTTTTTAGCTGTTGTTGTGTACCCATGTATGCCTATATGTCGCCATTCATCGTCAGTACCGCCTCTTGCATTAAAACTTGCCTTATCTTTCATCATCTGGACGATATAGGCTTGTGCTGCATTATCCTCAACAGTAAACCTACCACGAGCTGCATTTTTGTGAAATCGTCTATATATATCTATAAATGTGCTTAATATTGCAGGAGCTTCCATTTTTTTAGCCAGAATATTCAAAACCCTATATCGACCAGACTCAGAATCAAGAGCTACGGTAAAAAAGACAGTCAGGTCATTTTCCTCACCAGCTTTTACAGCGAGGTCAACTCCAGTTGAAACCATGTCTGAACCTGAATAGCTGTCTAACCATTTATGATTATGAGATTGACATTTGTAAAGCCACTCTCTTTTGAACAAATCCATACTTGCAGAGAGGGGTTTGTTACGATATGTCCTGTCGTAAGCAACTTGCCCCATTTGTCCCTGAATCTCCTCAAGTCTTTTTTGAGGAAACCTTGATACCCACAAACTTTCATCACCCTCGACAATTCCAACCTCTGCGTCCAGTTTGACGCTATCCCAGCCTTCTCGTCTACTTAACTGGTGCAAAGCGTCATCTATGTGCCATGCGGTGTCGATTATCAAAATCCAACCACCGGGAAGCAATCGCTGCAGAATTTCTGTCTCAATTATGCTTAGAGTTTTCTCACGCATGGTCTGAGTTTGAGTGTTTGACCTATCTAAAATATTATCCAGCACAATACCGTGTAGCCTTGAGCCTAGAATCTGACCATCTATACCATAAGCAGCAAGTGATGGGTCTTTAGCTCCGGGAGGTGCGCCCTGAATACGAATTGCGGTGTCGCCCCACTGCTCATAAGCTCTCGATGTAGAAGATTGTTGAGGCTTTAAGTGTGGGAAGACATCGCTAATCCGGATGTTCTTTATAATCTCACGGCCAACTGATGCTACGAACTTGGTCGCTTGGTCGGATTTAGATGAAACATAAGCATATTGCTGTGACGGATGACGACCCATTTCATGCAGTATCATTACTTTAGCCTGCTGGGTCTTGCCATGCTCTACAGGAAACCAAACTATCTGCCTGTCAGATTCACCACGAACTTTATGAAGTAGTATATGATGTGGTGCTTGCACAAAGTGCTTGCTGTCGTCAGCTATAAAACAGTATTCAGCAAACTTGTTAACATCTTTACGAGCCTCAATAGCATCTGAGGACTTATTAAGCCTCTCACCTATTTCTTCTCGTAGTATTGAACCAAGTCCGGGCAAGATTTAACATCCTTGTTATTATCTGCTCTAAAACATTTGAAATAAAACAGCACCGACCGTAACGCAAACTAGGATAATGGCAAGAGTCCCAAGAACTGCTCGGAAACCTGAGCCGTGTCCGTAATCCATAACAGCCTCCCAGCTATATGCCACTCACGCCTTAGCGCAAGCAGAACTCCTTCTACACATGGCAGACGAGTCTAAATCTCCTCAGCAACGGACAACAGCCTATCCATCATTCTCTCACGCAGGTCGCCATCTGTTTCAGTATCAATAATATCAGTTATCCTTGCAATTAGCTTCTGAGCATCCTCTACCTGAATAACTATCTTCTCGCTATATACGCCTTGAACCTTAGCCAAATCTTTATCCAAGTCAGATGCGAGCTTAATGTTACGCACATCCTTGCGACCGTCCTCCATGACGGATTCCTTGAGAGCCATCTCACGCAAGTCTGCATTCTTTAATTCATATTCCAGCCGAGGGTTCTCTAAATCGTTCAGCTCTTTATAAGCATCCCCCCACTTTTCCTTAATCTTCCTAATATCCGAATAGATAGTCTTTAATGACATACCTTCATACTCAGGGAATGCAATTAAGTTCTTCCATATATTAGTGGGTGATACACCCCTAGCATACATCTTAGCTATCTCAACCCTGCGCACAGCAGTGTTGCCGTAAGACTCACCCTTTTTCTTTTTACCAGCCATAATTCAACACCATATCCTAAATGTGAAAGTAAACTATATTAGCCAATAGAGCCAAACAAGCAAACTATACTATCCAAGCACAACCGAATACCATAATAAAAACTCAACACGATAACTTAATATAGCTGAGGTGCGGGAGTCGAACCCACATCCACAGTATGCAACCTGTTCTCTACCAATTAAGCTAACCCCAGCTAATAAATTATACCCTATCTAGCTGTATTCCAGCACATACCATATATAATATACCCGATGCGGTATAACAAATCCAACTACCCTGTATTCCCAGTCAGTTCATTAACCAT